GGGTCTAAACGAATGCATAGATATTACTGTTGTAACTGATTCCCACCTAGACGGTGCTCTTTGTATTTTTTTTCTTTGAGCTTTAAAGAATCTTGAGTTCAAGAAGTTAGCTGCTGGACGCTCATTGAATGTTATTGTAACTCTTCCATTGTTATATGAGTTATCTAAATAAAACTCCCCATTAGCTGGATCAATAGATGATATATAGAAATTTGGATTCTTTGCCAAAATTTGGACACTTGAGAAAGCATCGACTCTTATTGACTTATCTTCTATGAGTATCTCTGGAACTTCTGGTTCATTAACTGAATTAAAATCAGGAGTGGCAGCAGATTGATTACTGGGCAAAGTTGTGAATACTATTTTTTCTTCATCTATTGGTTCATTCGCTGCATCAAAAAAGTTTTGCAGTTTTATTTCATATTCTGTAACTGGTGAAAGTAGTAAATTCCAAGTTAATTTTAAAGTTCTAGAAACCTGATTATAATCAGCTAATGTATCTATTGCTTTAAAAGGATTAGATAAAATAGTAGGAGTTGCTGCAGTTGTCTGAACTACTATGTTTTCATTTTTAATAGAACTTATCTTAATAGTTCTACCAAATTTAATTGTTACTGTGCCAATTCCAACAGCTGCGCTTTGAATCAAATTTAAAGCCACATTAATCTCCAGTCAATTATAATATATATATTAGTAATCCATTTAATCATAAAAAGCAACGAGGGGGCGACCTAATGGCCACCCCCTCGTTTTAAGGGTCGTAACTATAATTACCCTAAGGCTTTATTAGAGCGATGAGGTGATTGATCTATTGACCTCGACATCGTAGTTACGTGCAAGCTTGACGTTCTTAGCGACGGTAATACCTTCGCCATCACCAAGCATTACGATGTCATAGCGCTCTTTCATCTTCATTTGACGAATGTCACGGCTTGGATCATCGAACTGATCCGTGCTCATGTCATCCTTAACAAGAAGTGTTCCCACTTCATTGCGATCAATGAGGAACAAGTCTGACTTCGCAGGTGTTGCACCATTCTTTGCTGTAAAGCTTACGAATGGAGAAACAATTACGTTGAGACCCATAGGAGCGGTTGCATTTAATGCGCCATCTGCTGACTGTGGACGGTAGCCCCAACCAACATTCATCTGAGCACCACCTGGGTGGAAGATGTTGTCCTTGAGGAACAACGACCACATAAGGGGGTGAAGGATGAAGTCTGTTGGAACATGGTTCTCAGCCATGAGTACAGCAGCCATGTCAACGATGTCGTCCCATGTAACGGTGTTATTGAGGGCACCATTTATGTCACGTCCAGTGGTGTCATCATATGAACCACTATCGTTGTCAAAGACGATTGTTGCAGCGTCCTTGAAACGGCTAAGTGCAATTTGCTCCTTAAGACGAGCCATTGCTCGACCAGCAGCGCGTACATGCAAGCCTACGATATCCCATAAGGAGTCAGCAATAACTTCTTCGGTGAATGCTAACTTTACACCCTTCTTGGATACCTTTCCCTCGACCTGCTTTGCAAAGGCGAGAGCTTGCTCTGGATATTCTTGTCCTTCTGGGATCTCTGCGGCTTGAATTGCGTTAACTGCGGGGAACTCCAAAGAGCGTCCCTTTCCAAGACGTACGGTTGAAAGAAGCGGGGTGACCAACAACTGTGGTTCTGCTGCTTCCTTGAGAGTACGAGAGATCACCTTTGGAAAGAGGGCAGCTGCATCTGGCGATGCAAAAGCCTCTTTAATGGTGACTCTGTTGTCTCCATCAATGTAACCGTCTTCAGTTAATGCTGTTTCCCAAGCCGGAAGACCCGAGAGGAGCTCTTGGATTGATTTACTCATCTTAGGATTATTCCTCCTGTTGTTTCTTTCTTGATATTATTACAGTGTTAGATTGACGCGGAATGCGCCCTCGACGCCATGTACGTCCAGGTTTGAGCGGATGCCCAGCTTACCGGAATAAGCGCCTGCTCTCGTGATTTCAAACACGGTCTTCAGTGCGCCTGGGTCCGATGGCAATTGCATGTAGGACAAGAGACCATCATCAAAGTTGGTAGCAAATGTTTCTACTTCAATAACCTTACCAACCTGAAGGTAAGGATTCGTGCCAGACAAAGTGGTGGTTAACTTCACTGGACGACCCATGTGGTCAGCTTTGACCAGGTCACCAGCGGCTAAATCATCATTTAGTCCAGAAACGATTGGGTACTCTACGTAGCCATGTGTGATAAAGCCTGCACCCTGTGAGGTACCCTTATCAAATGGACGGTAAAGATCATACTGTGCAACACCAACTGGGACTGAATATGCTGCTACTTCAACAGTATCTGTTGCACCAGAGCTATATGCTGGTGTAGCGCCATCGAGTGGATCCCAACTGGAGGGCATTGAATCGCCCCATGTTACTGCTGAAGCTGTACCGTTTGCTGGCACAACTCTTGAGTCACCATTGCTATCAGCCTTTACTGAAAGAATAGTACCCTTTGTGAGGACGATCTCAAAACGATCATCTTCTGAATCGAGATACCAAGTTGGAAGAGCGACGCTTGGAAGGAGGTATGCTGCAGGAGCAATTCCTTCTGAAACGACGAATCTGCCCGAACCAGTCTTGGCATATACTTTACGGAATTTTGCTAAACTCATTTTAAATTGTCTCCTTTAGATTAGAGTGAACGGCGACCCATAAGGGCGTCTACGAATAGTTGTTCAGGTGAAAGCTCTTTTGGCTGATTGTCTTGTGCATCCATAGATGCAACATGACCTTCCTCGTGAGCTACCTCTGCTTCGCTTGTGATTTCTGGAATCTCAACACTTGCAGACTTTCTAGCAGGGACTCTAGCCATGTCTCTTAAAGAGTCAGCTAATGAAGATGCAGTTCTTTCGCAATGAACCTTCACTAATTCTTCTCTATTTGAAACAGACTCTAATCCTGCAGAAATCTTTGCATCAACTACTCTTTCGGCTAGTACCTTATGGAGTGCTGCTTTTAGCTTTTTGTTTTCATCTTCAAGGAGCTTGATTTTTGCAAGAAGATCTTCGTCTTTTTGCTCAGTGGCTTCTTCTGACTTAGTGTCATTGAGCTCTGAAGTTTCCTCTTTAGCTCCTTGATCCTGAGTTTCCTCAGGAGTTTCAACTGATTCATCTGATTTTTCGGATTCAGCTTTTTCTTCTTGCACATCCGACTCTTCTGATTTATCTGTTGTAACATCTTCAGCTTTTTCTGACTCCTCTGAATCTTCAGCGGGAGCCTCTTCGGCTGGTGCCTCTTCGGCTGGTGTCTCATCCTCTGGATTTGACTCTGATTGATCATTCACGTCTTTTGCTGTCCCAGAAGCGATTGAAGACAAGTCTTCGCTAAGCTCTTCAGAAACAGCCAGAATGTCTTCTTGCTCTGTAGAAACTGTCATTTCAGTATTCTCCTTATTGTTCTTAAGGTCATTCTCTGAAGATAGTAATGAAGCATTCTCAATATTGTAATCTTCACTCTCATGGATAGCCATTGCGGAAAGGAATGCTCCCTTTAAATGCAAGTAAACAGGTCTGGATTCTTTCTTTTTCATTCCAGAAAAAATAGACCTGCTTTCCTCAATTGAGTAAACATCTTCTTCGTTCATACTTAAAACAAAAGCAGAACTCTTTGCGACCCAATCTGAGTCTGCAACTGGAGCTCCGTTTTCTGATTTAGCTTTACTTCTTACTCCAGACCTTTGATCTGCTGGTTGGTTTACAAAAGAATATTCTTTAAAAGAAATATCCTGCATGTCGATAAAGGCTAATTTACCCTTATGGACAGAACCTCTTCTATACTTTGGCATTCTGGGTCTTCCTGAGGCATCTTCTTTAGCCAGGTCGTCTCCAGAAATACTACATACTGCTTTGCCGGCTCTACCGCCGACAGACCCTGTTAAGTATCTTTTATCAAGAATCTTTTGTGCAGCGACTGGATCTGTTATAGCGATCTGCAGTCTAACAAAACTTGAACCATCTTCTTCTTTATCCATTTTTGCTGCCATTACACGACCAATTGGTTCGGTGTTTAAATCATGATTCATGATTATTGGCTTAGGGTATGGCTCAACCCAAGACTGAAGTGCTTTTTCTAACTCTACTGCGGAATAGTTATTGTAATTCGCAGTCATTCCGTTCGTGGATAGCAGCAACTTCGATGATCAAACCTTGCCCATTATCAAACGACTCAGAAAAATTAAAGTCTTCTTTTTTAATTTCGGGAAACTCAACAGTAAAATGTTCTGTAAAGCTAAAAGACATATATTTCTCCGTTTTTTAAACTCTTGTATATAGTAATATATTTTATATGATTAAACACATTTATGCAAATATATCGAAGTATTTATGACGCTTCATATATTTTCATCTGTCTTTTATCTCCGATTTTCAAGAAATCGGCCATATGTGTCTGCCCCATTATGTGAGGAGCATATATATAGGAAGCGCAATAGAGTTCAAAACCTTGTCTTGCGCAGGATCTGCTCCACCCAAGATCTTCTCCTTGTGGATGAAAATCATAGTATGAATTCATATATACTTTTTTAGACATCATTTTTGCTGCCATGATTACATCTGATTTAAACAATTTTCCTATTGGATATGGATGTTCTCTTTTTGCTTTTTCGTAGTCGGAGCCAGGCACCCAGCTCATTACACTTGGAAACTGTTCATCAAATGGAGTCATATACATTAGTGGATTGACTGCATCAATTCCATTATTGATGTGACTTAGCAAAAGTTCAATTGTATTAGTATTTGTTAATAAAATGTCAGAATCAAGACTCAAGTATGCTTCAGGTTTTATGTCTCTTACTTTTTCAAGCAGGGAGTTTCTCATTGAAACCATATTCTCATACTTTGCAGGAGTCCACTGTCTTGTGCCTTCCTGATGAGTAAAATGAGCTAAGTCATTTCTTACTTCCATATCGAATATTTGAACTTCTGGATGCATATTTTTCCATGCAGAAAGTGTTTTTAATGTAGCTTCATCGTCTTCGCCTAATTCAAACAGGAATCCAATATTAGACAAATCGTATGATTGGTTCTCTAAGAAATAAAACCATGCTGGTAAAATCCAGTCTCTTTTATAAACTGGGCAAGCGATTATTATCATTATTCAGTTTCTTCTACTGATTTTTCTTCTTTTTCAATCTTCTTTTGTTTTGCAGGTGCAGTTGGCTTTTGCTCTTTAACTTCTTCTGCTTGAACTTCTTCTGCTTGAACTTCAGTTTTTTCTTCTGTATCTACTTCGTCTTCTTCTGTCAAAAACTCATACATAGAATCGACTTTATGCTTAATCTCTTCGACTGAATCTATAAGTTGGGCAATAACGCTCAACATGTAGGTATCGGCCAATCTCATTTGAGCAT